CGTATCGTTCCCAACTAATATATTGCAGTTCCGAATATTTTATTTAATAATTTCATTTTATAAATCCATTAATCAAAAACCATTTTTTTTCTTTTCTTGTCATCGCTATTTCAATTGTGATAATATTGATGTATTTCTCAAAATCATTGCGTATAGATTGCTCGTTTTGCCATGAATATATATGACTATCGCACAAGAAATTAGGAACAGAGAAAACTATTTGCGTTCCTTTATTTAATTTTTCCAATACCTTTTCATAATATAAATGCTCAAATACTTCTGTTGCAATAATTATATCGTAATTAACCCAAATATTATTTTGGAGAATGTCTTGTTCGAAAAATAACTGGTCTGTTCTTTCTTTCGCTTGTGCAATTGCCACACTACTGAAATCAGCACCAACATAATTATTGAAATCATTATCTTTTAGCATGTGTGCAAGATGTCCTGAGCCACAACCTAATTCAAATATCCTATCATGCCTATTAAGTTTTGTTAACACAAGTTTGTACAACGGAAAATACATAATGTCTTCGTAATGCTGTTTGTATTTTTCTGAAGTAGTATATACTCTATTATAATATTCTTTGTTTTTCATTTAGTTGCTTTATAAAATCCACTTCGCACAGTAATATCATTTAGCTTTTCAAATGTTTTGAATCCTGCGTTAAGAAACATATTTTTCAAACTTTCTTCTGTGTGCCAAATTGAAAAGTAATTATTCATGCTTGCTTTTACTCTTGTATCTCTTTTGTTCCCTTCTTTATACACTGCAAAATTCAGATTACCTATTACAGTTTCGTTTTGTAGATTAAAAGCCTCTTTTGAATTTTCATTATAAATCAAGGTATGTATTAAAGTAACCTTACTATTTATTTTCCCTAACAAATCTAATTGCTGTGCTAAATCCAAATGATAAAATATGCCAAACAATAAACATATGTCGTGATTGATTTCTTCTATATCTTCTAAATTAGTTTGTCGAAAACCTATCCCTAAGTTTTCAAATTCGGTTAACGGTACACGTTCTGTTCGTGCATCAACTCCCAATGTCGAAAACCCTGATTCCTGCGACACAATAGAATATTTCCCATGACCACACGCAATATCGATTATTGATTTATGCTCTTGTAAATTGGATAACTCATTTCTATAAAGCTCCAACATGTCATGATATATCTTAATTTTTTTCATTAATTTTCGCTGTTTAATCTCTTGAAATACTTTAAGTCGCGACATCGATGGAAATTTATACATTTTTCTTTTTCCCATGTCCAATTAACTAAGCTCCCTGACTTGAAATGCTTGCCTATATTCGCTTTTAATCCATTATCCCAAGCCTTTTGCCTTCGCTTTAGTTTTTCTTTTTGTTCTTCAATCGGCTTGCAAGCACCATAATTAACCATAATGCCGGGTACTAATAATTTTTTAATATCTTTCAATATGATATTGTCACCATTCATCTGAAAACTTTCATCATACTTGCTTATCATTTCCAAATTTCTATAATAAACACCATAAAAATAATGCTTATACAGCGGAGTTCTTGCCTTTTCACCTGTGTTCAGTGCGCCATAGCACCTAACTGTTAATTGAGTATATCCTAAGTTGTCGGCATTTTCAATAGTTTCTTTTATAGATTTGTCAAATAAATAATACAAATCGGGGCCACCATAAACAACCCAATCAGGCTTAATCATATGTATATGCCTCTGTAATTCAGCCTGCAATATCTTCAAATCGAAACTTTCATTCGTGTCAAACCTTACACATTTAATATTGTTCTTAACTAACCATTCATAAGTTCCATCATTGGACATATTATCAATAATGAATATATCGCAACCTTCTTTTTTGTAATAATTAATAGCTGCTTCAATGTAAGGAAGTTCGTTATAAACAAATGTAGTGTATAGGATATTCATATTTTTTTAAATTAAGGGGTGTATTAATTTACACCCCTATTATTTATTATGAAGCCGGTGTTTCTAATTCAGTTTTTGCATCAGCAAATTTGCCAAAAATGAAAGCTAATGGATTGTAAATTGGGAAAATGATTTCTTCCTCAACAACAACAACTATTTCATTAGCTTTTACAGTAGTAACGTCCTCTACGAATTGGATATTAAAAGGTGTAAATTCTTTCAATTCAGCACCATTTCTCGTAAAGTCTCCAGAAATATATTTACCTGCTGGTATTGCGTTTGTGGCAACAATTGGTTTTCCGTTAACACCAACAACACGACCTGCACTATCTCTTTGAATATTAAGGTAATTGTCATCAGTTGCTTTCAGTAATCCCATTTGGACTTTTTGTTGTGGGTTAACAACGTGCCCTGAAACTGCAAATTCAGCAACTTCTAATAATGCCTCTGAAACGGCCAGAGTATCATACTCTTGGGCGTTATCTATTGCATGATAGAAAATACTAGTGCTTGTACCAGTCCATGCCGAAGTATTTGCCTCAGTAACATAAGCTACATCAATTATAACGCTAGTTGCATTAACAACTTCAACAGCCGTATGAGTTACGTTATATGTTGATTCCGAAGCATTTGCAATAGTCAAACTGTCTCCATTTCTCATTGAATGAGCAGCAGCGAAGGTAACTAATGCCTGAGTTCCTCCATTCCAAGTGGCAACACTTGAAAATGCAGACGAACTATATGTGTTTGGCGTCAAATCAAATGCCTGTGCAGCATCAGCCAAGCCAGTAACATGGTTACCAGAACCATCACCAAATAACAATTCGAAATCTTCAACTGCGTATGTTGCATCTGGAAGTTTTGCAAGTACATGATCGATCACCCATTTCAAACCATTAACCTTAAACCAACGCTTTGAGATTCGCATTGAATTAGCTATTCGCTTAACGCCCCAAGTTGCCTCTGTAGATGTGAACACACTTTCTGGAGCGGCTGTATTTTCAGCAAGAACAGTTGCGCCTAATGTAAGAGCATCAGTCCAACCTGTTACTTGTCCGGCTACTATTTGAGGAGATGAAGTTTGAGAAACATTTAATAAATCCCTAATATGCATTTTTCTTGAAGGCGTATCATCCCTAACAACATCAGATATTTCACTTATCATTACAGTACCTGAATGACTAGTGATTGGAATTACCGCCTTATTGCTATGAGCACCTGCATCAACTAATATAATCTTGCCATCAGCATCGTTATCAAGTGTAATCTTTTGCGAAAATCCCTTATATCCAACTCCTGCAAAATCGTTGAAAGCTTTTGACTGAAAACCATTTGTAATAAGTAATTTTAATTGTTCGTCTCTTGTTAATTTAGTCCTTGCATCCGGCATCTTTGGTGCTTTCAATTCATCAATCTGTATTGCTTGATTTTTTGCAATCTTCCTGATTTCGTCATTCATTTCTTTAAGACTTACAATCTCTGCATCATACTTTGCAATTGCATCTTTGTACTGAGATAATCCCTCTTCATTGAATTTTGACAATGAATCATTAACAGAGTTTTTAACTTTGTCAATGTCCTCTTGCTTCATGAAACCCTTAAGTTTTTCATCGACATTAGAATTAAATTTATCTAATATTTCGCTCATTAATTTTTCTTTTTCGTCCATCTTTTTTTATTTTAAATTATTAATAACATTTTTAAGAAAATCAATTTCTCTTTGAGTGCTACTAATTTGAGTGGACGTTTCCGGCTCTTTTTGCGGCTCTTTTAATATATTGATTATTTTCTTTAATTCTCTAACTTGTGATTCTAATTCAGTTTCTAATTGCTCTATCTTAGGAGTTACACTCCTTGTTGGTGTAATGTGATTACTTCCGACAGGAACTGCGCTGCCCTCTATTACTTTCGCTTCTGTTACTGCGTAGAAATATCCTTTCTCTATTGCTATTTCTGCATTAACTATTGAATTAATATATCTATTCCAAACTTCATTTTCTTCTATATATTCAGCATCGTTTACTGCAAGGAATATCTTAACATAACGCATACCAACCGAATGGTTTGTCACATAGTTATTAGCATATTGCCTGAACATA